GCTTTCTACCTGGTACCTCAGGAAATCGGCGTGGTTCATGCGGCCTCCTGTCGGCGGGCCCGGCGTTTTTCCAGCGCGCGGGCTTTGCGTGTGAAAATAGATTTGATGCGTTGCAGGTATTGGATGTCGAACCGGCGGACAGAGTTATCGTTGTTTATCGCCTCAACTTTTTCGGCACCGATGCGCTCAATAAGACCCTGTTCAAATGCCTTTTGCGCGCCGTCCCGATCCCGGTTGCAATAGACACACTGGGCAGCGGTATTGTGAAGGTTGAAAGCCAGATGCGCGGCAGCGCCACGGGTGCGATAGTGTCCGCAGTCCATGGTTCCGCCAAACTTCTGCTCTGGCAGCCTGCCGCAGCTGATGCACGGCTTACCTGCATCCCTCAGACGGACGTACCGGTTGAATGCCGCCTGCGCTTCCGATCTCCACTGCGGTTTCGTTTTTAGCGCCACCTTTCTCGCTTTCAGATCCCGGCGTTCCGCGCGCTCTTTCTCTTTGTGCTCCTTGATGCGCTTAGCCGCGGCTTTCACCTTCTCCTTTTCGCGTTCTTCCATTGCGAGGATTGCTCCGTGTTCCGGGCTGCACCAGCGGATCCGGATGTCGTGGAATTTCGGCACGAAGTATTCACCGCACACTTTGCACTTACGGCGGGATGGTTTACGCATGACCTCTCCTCGACGCGAGACGCAGCCATTTCTGATCCACCAGGCGGGCGGTGTAGCCTTTCAAGGTCGGGATGTCGGACGGCTTAACCGCGGGCTTACGCTTGCGGCGTGCCGGAACGCGGAAGATTTCGTTCGTGATGACGCGGGAAAGTGGGCTACTCATTGTGCTCACCCCAGCGTTTTGCCCATTCAATTTCGAGGCGTGATTTTTCGCTGAACTTGACGTTCTGCTGAGTTCCGAACCAGTAGATAGCCTCAATCACCTCAACCATCTGGCGGACGGTCATCTTGCTGGTTCGCTGCCCGAACATCACAACACCACCATCGAGACCCGGAGCCATGCGCTGCTCTTGCTTTTTGGACTTGGCAACCATTGCGGTGATCAGGTCTTTCCAGTCGTCAGAATCGTACTTATTGCCAAACCACGTAACCTGGTCGGAAAGGTCTTTAAGCAGTGGCCACATTTTTTTGTTCTGATCGAGGGTGCGGGTCATCTCCTTGATATCGAGAACTAATGGGCGTTTGTCGTCCACCGGCAGCTCCCGGATGAAGTTGATAGCGTTTTGCTTGATGGCATCGTTGATGAGGTGGAATTGCTGTTTCATACGCCACCTCCGAGAGGTAACGCAGAATGCAGAAAATCGCAGGTGCATTTCTGCATCTGTGACAAGGTGAGGAGTTCAGATTGTGGTCGCATTTAAGTCCCCTTAAATGCGCAGAAGTCACCGGAATTGTTCAGGCTCCGATGACATGATTATGGCTGGATGATTTTACAAAATCAAATGGGTGAAGCTTTCTTTTTTAACTTCAATGTTGGCGCTTTCTCCTTCGATTTATTCTCACTTTCAAATGCGTCTTTTGCATTGTTGCATCCGCATTGATGGCAAACATAGTCGCCACTCCACCCTCTGCGAGTAACCTCTTTTCCGATAGCGGTTGAACCACATTCAGGACAGACCATAACACCCTCCGGTTTGAATTTAACTGCACTATGATGGTACCAATTCAAATCCGGAGGGAAAGCCAATTTACAAAATAATCGTTTTATTTCAATAGCATAATATTGTTTAAAGGCATTTCTCACACACGACGTGATTATTGATAGGCATTACCGTACATCTGGCTTTGGTGCTGCCGAAATCATCGCCGCCCAGCACAGCTTCGCGCGGTGCGCCGCCTGCTGGCACCCACTCATAGCGTCGTACGCTTCCCATACCTTCTCGTCACTAAAGCTCTCATTAGGCTCTGATTCTAACCCATTGACGATCATGTCTTCTGTCGGCTCAACCGGAACCGCCACCCACCCTTCTGGCATCTTGTAAGCCGTCGTTACAGGTTCGGATTTACCCTGATTTATGCCGGTGGGCGACTCGGCGTTTTTTGGTGAATAATCCAGTTCTGGCGCGGTCTGCATAGTGGTTGGCGACTCGGCGTTTTCGGCACCCTGAAGCATGGATACCTGAAAGCGTCCAAGCTCCACGTACTCCTGACATGACCAACCGCCATCAATGAAATCGCGAGCTTCAACAGCGTCGAAAGTGAAAGATGTTTCGCTGCCGGTTGGCGAGGTTAAGCCGTACAGGTCTGCTACCGGCTCAAACTGTGTGGCTGGAATATTTTCCGGAATATTTTGCGGTTCGTTTTGTGGTCGATCGGCACCATGAAGAATGGCGGCGCGGCATTCATCTTCGCGCTCACCAAAAATTGCTGACTCCAGGACATCGATAGCCTGCGATGGTGAGTACGCGTATTTATCGAATGACGCCCCCTTGATTCGCTGTGCGAGCTTGAACAGCCGTTTCTCCTGCGCGTGATAAAGCTCACTCAGATGCTGATAACGCTCATCAGGCACAGATACCGGCGCTGGCGGGGCGGTGTATAGCGGTGTGCCATGCTGTAGGTCATTAAAGCCAGGCTTTTTGCTGATACCGCCACTACCTGAACGCTCGTCACGTAATGCCACAGGCTCCGCTTCGATCGATGCCAGCGCGATACGCGCCAGCTCCAGTTCTTCTTCAAGCTCTGCGCGTGAATCGGCAAAGGCGGTCTGTGTTACCGCAAGCTCCAGCGACTTAACCTTTTGGCGCGCACGTTCGCGTAACTGCTCTTTGGTAATAGTGCTCATAGGTTAGTCCTTAATCACATTCTGACGATTAGAGCGGCAAATCAGCGCCCAGAAATTCATATCGCAAATCAGCGCTACGCGCATTTCCGCCGTAAAACGACAGCCAAGCTTATTTGACTTGCCGACAGACCGCCGACGCTTGCGCATTAACTTGCGTACGTGTGCCGCCTGCACTTCAACCTGACGATGCCTTGAGGCATAAACACCCTTAGGGGGTATCTTCCGAGCCTGTTTCTGATAAGCGGTTAACAGGTCGTGTACGTCTGTAAATTTAGCCATGCTCACTCTCCTTTACCGGCTGCGGCGGCGCTTAGTTTGGTGTTCACGTCTCCTTCAAAAATAGGCAGCACACCAATTGCAGCGGCCCAGTTTTTAGCTAGCTCAGGGTCAGATGTCTCGTCGGTGTAGTCTGATGCTCGCCAACCAATAATTCGCTTCTGGTCAGGAAGGTCAGAATTTCTCTTCTCTGATGATTGCCCTAACGCATTAAGAAGCGTTCGTATCTCCTGCTGCTGAGTGGCTATGGTTGAGTCTTTGGCTTCCAGCTCATCCAGCAGCGCCTCAATGCGCTTCTGCTGAAAATTCCACGCCTTTGCTTCATTCGAATTTACGTCTCCCCAATCCGCCCGTTCCGTGTCATCTGCTCCGCACAGATGGCAGTAGCAATCGCCGTAATCCCCGGAGTCAGCAATTGCTTCTCCACCATCCAGAAGGTTGCTGGGGTACATTTCACCGCAATTGCAGCATTCCACCAGGTAAAATGATCCTTCAACGCTTTGATCACGCAGCGCCTGTTTGTCGATGTGTTTGTCGATGTTGCTCATTGGGCGGCTCCTTCTGTGCGATACATCATGATTGTCAGATCGCCTTTAGTCGCCAGGCGCACCGTTGTTCCTGGTTCGATGCTGGACAAGTCAAACGCATCGTAAAATTCGTTTACTGCCTTCTGTCTACGAGATAGTTTTCTACGCTTCTCCCACTGCTTTAGCGCAATGGAGATAAACCACTGGCCCGTTTTGAACATGATGAATAACCACCCCATCAGAGCGAGGCCAGTGTTTAGAATGTCCAGAATGCTCATGACTGCACTCCTTTGCGAAGCTGGGCGGTGAAGTCACCGCAGATAGTTGCTGCTGCATCAAGCCCAATTTGTTCGTCCTGATAGCAATTAATAATTGCATTGCTAATTTTCAGGCAAACTTCATCTACTGCGGCGGCCCGCACTTCAGCCAGGAAAGCCTGGTACGCAGGAACCTGCATCACAGCCAGTGACCTAATTATCTTCTGCACTTCCGGCGGGCACTGCTCATAGTGATCGTCTGTAATGAACACTGCCTCGTTGTGGATTTCTTCGACTGCACTCATTTCCGCAGCCAGCGCCGCGCACTTGGCTTCACCTTCAGCCACGCCAGCCTGGTACGCTTCGAACATGTGCTGCGTCATCTCGTACACAAAGCTTCTGTCGTCTTCCATCGCTGGCGAGCAGCCGTTGTTGTTCTTGGTAAACCACTCGATAAATTTCTGTTTCATACTCCTACCCTCCCACAAACCATCAATACCCTTCTCATCGCCGGACTGTTGCGGCATTCCTGAAATATTCCGTTGGTGCAGCTGCGTGCGGTACCAGCCTGCTCTTCCGGCGTCGCCAGGCGATATGTCACCGTTCGCCAGACCTTGCTCACCCGGATAATTTTTCGAGACTTTTCCTGATCGAGAGCGTTCTTCGTGATGCAGTTGATGGTCATGCCGCACTCTGTGGCCACATCCTTCGCGGTGAAGGTCCGGTGCGTTTCGAGATAACGCAGAATTGCCTGTTTGCCTTTCATTGAATAAGCCCTCTCTCTTTCCCGCGCTGATACTCTTCCCAAAGCCATTGGGCCGGGGTGAGAGCGCCGAGAGTCGCCGCATTTGGCATGCACCCGAAGCTTTTTCCTTCCGGGTGATAACCGGCTTGACGGCTCACGTGATTTGTCGGGATCACTTCATCAGAATTCTCGAGCGCCAGGACGGGAGATGGTATTTTTTCCCCGCCAGCAACTTTCAGCGCCCATTCCTCAAGTTTTTTTGACGCGTATTTTTCAGTTTCAGCCTCGCTCAGCTGGCGCTGGTACATCGCTCTGCGCGTATCGGTCACAATCCAGTACATGACGTCATGAGACCACGGGAAAGCTTCTGCTCCGCCGGTATGCAGCCCTTTTTCGCGGCTATACCGATGAAACTCATTCATCACATCAGCCAGGCCAATGCCAAGCACCGTGCCGCTATCCTTGCACCATTTGATGAATTGCCCCGGCGACGGCCAGAAAGGTGATTCACTGGCGCGGGCGTGCCGTACTCCGGCAGAAAGCTGTTCGCGTGTGCGGATCCCATTCTCTGAAAACGCTGCGATCCACTGACGCTTTGCCGTTTTCTCGTCTGCGTCAGTTTTCAGGTTTGTCTGCGTAGACGCAGGGAAAATCTGCTTCAGCTGCCGAAAGAGAGAATCAACAAGCCCCTCAGCCTCAGGGTTGATAACCTTCTGCTGGTCGGTACTTCCGTTCGCCATTCTGGAAAGTAGCGCGCCATCACGGCCGTTAACGGCTTGCATAATCTGATTATTCACAGGAAGTCCTCCCATCCCTCGCGGCTGTTCCAGTGAGGCGTTTCCTGCTCGGCACGACCACGCTTAGCCAGCGGGTTAACCCTGGCATTCCGGATCCAGACTCTGAAAGCCGAATTCCAGTCGATTAGCTGCGTGCCACGGGAAAGGTGATAGTCCCGGAAGTTCAGCAGCTCAGTTTCAATGCTCACCCCCTTCTCGGCAGCCATGGCAATGTGATCTGCTGATGGCTTAAACAGGGGCGGGAATGGAATCTCCCCGTTTGGTGAAATCCCGATCCGCCGCTTAGCGGATTCGCTCATAAAACCTTCGCGCCCAGAGAGAGAGTTAGGTTCAGTGACTGGTTCAAAAGAGTGACTGGTTCTGGTGCCATCTGGTGGCACAGGGGGTGTGCCATCTGGTGGCATAGGGTGTGCTTCGTCGTGGCATACCCCTGTGCCATTTAATGGCATAGGGGTGGCATCTAATTTCAGGTAATACACATTTGACGTGTTTCCTTTTCCGTTGTTGACGCCGACACGGTTCTCACGCTTGATAAGACCCATTTCTTCAAGCGCATCAATATGGTTACGAACAGCCGTTCGGCTGCATTCGCATTGGTCGGCGATGTGTTGATACGAAGGCCAGCATTCGCCTTTGTCGTTGGCGTTATCAGCCAGCTTAATCAGGACGAGCTTACGCAGTGAGTTTCCCACTTTGACCCCCATTGCTTTCGCCATAAGTGACATGCTCACGTGCTACCTCCGGTTTGTTTACTCTCTTCGATTTACTTGGCATAATTGCCTCGCAATTGACTGACGTTTATTGCACCTGAAAGCCGTTGGTGTTCCAGCACCGCGGCTTTCGCCCTTTCTGCGCTCATGCTTCAAAATCTCCCTTCACTCCATCCCTGTTAGAAATCAGGATGGCCAGCAGCAGCGACATGTTCGGCACCAGGTTCTCCCGCCACCGGCTTACGGTTGATTTGTTCACGCCAGCTACTTCAGCGATCTTGGTTGTCCCAAGATCTGCGATTTGCCGCTGCACCCAGCTCTCAATTCGTCGTGCCTCCGCTTTGTTGCGTGTCGTTAAGGTCTCCATTTGCGATACTTCCTCTGATTTAATTGGTTAGGGCCGCCGTTAAGCGGCTGTGTTATTCGCCCCAAGGAGCTGGGCGAGATCTGGGCGGATATCTGCTGGCTTAAGCTTGCCGTTGGTTGCAGACACAATCTTCATTACGTAGCGGGCATCAATGCCGCCACCGTGCAACCAGCGCCATACCGTCGGCTGCGCTACACCGCAAAGGTCGGCTAATTTCTTCTGGCTACCAGCGATATCAATGGCGCGCTGGATGGTTTTGTTCGTCATATTCCAATTCCTATGAGTATTGGTGTGATTTGATAATAGCAATGCGTATTGATTTAGGCAATAGCTAAACGTGTTTTGACCAACAATACGCAAGCGTATAAATTTAAACTCATGAAAAAAGAAACTCTTGCAGAACGCCTGAATCAGGCAATGGACTTATCTGGCATGTCTCAGGGCGCTTTAGCTAAGGCGTCTGGCGTTGCTCAGCCCACAATCTGGAGGCTGACCAGTGGCAATGCCAGGGGCTCAACGAAAATTGTTGAGATCGCCAATGCGCTTGGCGTTCGGTCTGAGTGGCTTTCAACCGGAGTTGGCCCGATGCGTGACGATGGTCAAATGCCCGCAATTTCGCAGCCAAAAAAAGAGCCGGCACCTACTGACACCTTCCGCATTGAAGCGCTAGACTTTTACGTAAGCGCTGGACCTGGAGCCATCAACAGCGAATTTGTAGAGGTGCTTAGATCCGTGGAATACTCAGTGGAAGATGCTCGCCGGATGTTCAATGGCAGAAAGGCTGAGCAAATCAGAATCATTAATGTTCGCGGCGACAGCATGTCCGGGACCATTGAGCCAGGCGACTTGCTGTTCGTCGATATTAGCGTTCAGCACTTCGATGGCGATGGAATCTACGCCTTCATATACGACGACACGTCCCACGTGAAACGCTTGCAGAAGATGAAAGATAAGCTGCTTGTCATTTCCGACAATAAGACTTACCGCCCATGGGAGCCGATCGAAAAAGAAGAAATGAACAGGATACTCGTATTCGGAAAAGTCATTGGCAGCATGCCACAAACGTACAGAAAACACGGTTAACACACCCAGCTACTTATCAAGCCCAGCCATAGTGCTGGGTTTTTTATTGCCCCCAGCCAGGCCATTCGTCACAGCAATACCCGCCGCAGTAAAAAAACGGTCTGAATCTCAATTCCTCGAAAAAATATCAAAATAAATTCCTTTAGCTATCAAAGCATTAATAGCAATTGCTATTATTTAATATCAATACGTATTGCTATAAACAATACTCATCGCTATTATCAACTCATCGAAACGAAACATCGACAGCTGAGCGAAGTTAGCCAGCGGCGAAGTGGAGATTCGGTCAGTCGAACGGCGCGACAGTAAACCATGCGTCGGGAGCGCGGCGGGTTCAGGATGAACGGCAATGCTGCTCACAAGCGAATTACAGATCGCTTTCACGAGAGCGATGCGTAATTCAACTTTCAAGGCTAACCGCCGCCACCATTTGCAATACGGGTAATTGAATCAGAGGGTTTACTTGAGTGTCAGCAATGAATTAAGACAATTAACTCCAAACTCATTGTTAAATGTGCAAGCACCTATAAATTCCAATCATATGCTGTAAAACTCATCTCAAAATCAGTTAATTGAAAAATGAGATATGTACAATAAGCATAAATTAACTTTGCAACAAATTTGGATTACTGATGAAAACTGTCGTTACCGCGATGATGATCGCCACTCTCAGCGCATGCGCTTCTTCCACCAATGATTTAATGTATAAAAATTGCAGAGATGGAGGTGCATCTGTTGATGAGTGTAATGCTCGATTATCTGCATACGATTCATCTTATGAGGAGCATGCGGACTGGGGAGATATTGGCAGTAAAGTACTAGCTGGCGTTGCAGTCGGCGCAGTTGTAGTGGGAGCTGCA